GGCCCGCGCCTCGTCGGAGAGCGGCTCGGCGTCGTTGCCCATGGCCTTGTAATGGCCGGCGGTCAGGTAGGTGGTCTTGATGCCGTACTTGGCGTCCGCCCCGGAGAAGTCCGTGTGCACCATGAGCACGCCGATGGAGCCGACCACCGCCGCGGGCTCGACGATCACCCGGCCGGCGGCCGATCCCAGCCAGTAGGCCGCCGAGGCCATAATGCCGCCGGCGTGGGCCACCACCGGCTTGACGGCGCGGGCGGCGCGGATCAGGTCCGCCGCGCCCGAGAGCCCGGAGACGGTGCCCCCGGGGCTGTCGATCATCAGGGCGATGGCGTCCACGGCGGGGTCGGTGGCGGCGGCGGACACGGCGCGCGACAGCTCGTCCAGGCTGGCGGCGCCGAACAGGCGCGAGAGGAAGCCCTGGCGGCGCACGATGGGCCCGACGATGGGGATATGGGCGACGCCGTCGATCACCTCGTAGAGCTGCTGCGAGGCGTCCGGCGGAGATGGGGTGTAGGCGGCCGCGGCGGCGGCCAGGTCTTCCGTCTTGCCCAGCTCGGCGAGCTGGCGGCAGATGGCGTCCATGGCCTCCGGGGCGATGGCCCAGGGGGTGCCGCGGGCGAAGTCGTCAAGGCGCATCGATGTCCTCCTCGTTGCGGCCGTCGCCGCCGGCGGGCGCCGCGGGATCGGCGGGGGCGGCCAGGTCGGCGTCGACCAGCGCGGCGCGCTCCTCGCCCAGGTCGTCCAGCAGGCTCCACCAGTTGCGCCCGCGCTCGGCGGCGGCGCGCTGGCGGCTGTTGAGGGTGGCGCCGATCTCCTGGATGTCCGCCTGGGCGGCCTTGAAGGGCTCGATGTCGCCCTTGGGCGGGCCGACCCAGTCGCAGGCGCACAGGCTGTTGATGCGGGAATAGAACGGGTCCACGCCGGTGAGCGTGCCGCGCAGGTACGCCTCCTCCATCAGCATGGTGTAGATGCGCTGGCAGTTGCCCCGCGCGATGCGCTGGCGGTGGTAGGTGTAGGTGCGCCAGGCCTCGAGCATGGCGGAGCGGTAGCCGGCGAAGCTGACCCCGTCCACGTCCTTGAAGATCACCGGGTAGGGGATCCCCACGGCCACGGCCATGGCCTTGAGCACCCGGCGGGTGAAGGGGTCGAAGGCGTCGCCGGGGCGGTTGGCGCTGATCTGGATCGGCTCCTCGCCCTCGTTGCCGTACATGATCTGGCCCGGCTCCCAGTACTCGTAGAGGCGCTGCTTGGCGTTGCCGTCGTCGTCGGTGGCGTCCTCGTTGCGCCAGGCCATGTTGCGCGCCACGTCGTAGGGGTCGGTGCCGCGGCTGATCTTGATGAAGAGCGCGATGGCGGCGCTGATGACGTTGGCCGCCAGCTCGGCGTCCAGGTACTGGTCGAAGCGGCGGAAGTACTTCATGGCCGGGGCGAACTTGCTCGTGCCGCGCAGGCTGCCGGGCTGGTCCGGCATGAAGTCGTGCAGCACGCGCCAGCGGTGGCCGGCGCGCACCGTGACGCGCTGAAAGTGCTTGCTGATATCCGGCAGGGTGGCGCCGGCGGGGGACGGGTCCTTGATCCAGACGGCGGCGACGGCGCCCCGGGTGTCCAGCTCGATGCCGTCACGCACGCGCCCGGAGGCCACCAGGTCCACCGGGGTCTTGACGCGCATGGGGTGGATCACCTGGCAGGCCAGGGCGTAGGGGCGCGACGGGTCCTCGATCATGGGCAGCAGGGTGAACGACTCGCCGAACTGGATCAGCGAGCGCACCCAGAGGTGCTGGATGCCGGAGAAGTTATGCACGCCCTGGGCGTCGGCCCACGGCTCCCAGTCGCGCCACACGGCACGCTGCTGCGCCTGGATAGCGCGCGCGGCGTCCTTTTCCAGGCCGATGGCATCCCTGTCGATGGAGGGCATGGGCACCAGGCCGGCGCCGATCACCGTGGTGGCGTAGGTGTCCACCACTCCGGAGGCGTGGGGGTCGGATTGCACCAGGTCGATGGCCCGGGCGCTGATGGCCTCGCGCTCGCGGGCCTCGGCCTCGGGGCCGTAGAGCTTGCGGGGGCGCCAGTTGCGCAGGTCGCCCTCGTAGCTGGCCGCCTTGCGGCTGTAGGCGTGCTCGGAGGAGGCGCTGATGGGCAGCCCGTTGGGCGCCACCAGGCGCGGCGGCTGCCAGCCGCGGGCGTGCAGGTCGCGCATGGCGCCCGAGAGATAGTGGACCGCGGCCTCGAAGCCGTCCCGGTTCAGCATGGCGCCCTCATCTCATCACCACGGTGGCGCGCACCGGGCCGCCGGTGCCCTGCTCGCGCTTGTAGCGGTCCAGCAGGCGCTCCTCGCGCGCGTAGAGCACGGAGAGCTGGGCGCGCGTGATGGTCTTGCCGCCCCAGGTGACCGCCTGCCCCGCCTCGACCTTGGCGATGGCGTCCTGGACCGCTTCGAGCTGCTCGAGGGTCGTCTTCAGTGCCATATAAAAACCCCGGGATATGGTGGCCGGTTAGAAGTGGCTACACCGTATCATGGGGTTTTTGGGTGGATGAGGGATCGGGGTGCCACCGGGCAGGGATGACATAGAAACGGGGCAGAGATGACATACATTTAGGGGATTGACAGGTGGTGGCCGCGGGCGTGTAGGGGAGAAAGATTTTTCGCCCCTACGGGCAGGCACGGGGGCCTACCCCTCCATGATTTCTTCCGGCAAGCGGGCGGTGTCCACCATCAGCGGCTTGCCGGACTTCAACAGGGACCGCAGAAACTTGTCGATGTTGCTCGAATAGGCGTACCATCTGCCGTTGATCTTGCGCGCCGGCAGGCCCAGCGCGACAAACATCACGAACTGGTCGCGGCTCCACTTGTAGGCCGCCTGGATCTCGCCGGCGCTCATCAGCAGCCGCGGCGCCTCTACCTGTTTTGCAGCCACTCGGGGCCCTCCCACTCGCCGCGCTCCTGCCAGGGCTCGCGGCGCTTCGGCTGTTTCGGGCCCGGCGAGGCCTTGGGCTTGCCCGGCTCCGGCCAGTGCACCACCCCCAGCACCTCGTGGCCGGCGGCGGCGTAGACCGAGCAGTCCCACAGGTGGTTGTGCCGGTGCTTGGGACACTCCCACAGGCCCTTGTCGTTGACGTATTCCGCGGTGAAGTGCCGGGCGTACTCGGCCGGGAAGCCCTCGTAGAGGTGCACCCGGCCCGGGTCGCCGGGGCTGATCTCCAGGCGCTGGGAAAGATCGTCCTTGAAGTACTTGCCGTTGACCCGCAGCAGCTTGAGCCCGCCGGGGATGGGCTTGTTGGTTCCCGGAAAAAATTCCGCATTACCCCATTTTACCGGGGTCTCGAAGACGTCGCGGCCCACGGCCGGCACCACGGCGCCGCGGTGCTTGACGCAGAAGGTGTAGACCTCGCTGGTGCGGTGGCCGAGGCAGTCTTGCACCGCCAGGGTGACGGGGTACTTGCGCCCGTCGGCGTCGAAGTACTCGTCGGCCCAGAGGATCTGCTCCAGGGCCCCCCAGCCGGTGAGGTAGCCCGCGCGGATGCACCAGCTTTCCTTGAGCAGGTGCGGGCCGCCCCAGGAGAAGGCCCAGATCGTGTACCAGAAGCCGCCGTAGTCCTGGGTGTCCACCCCTGCGATCAGCGCCGCCACGCGCCCCCCGCCCGGCACCCGCCCCGCCGGCAGGCCCTGCTCGGCCAGGATCAGGATCTTGCTCTCCACGCGCTCGGTGCGGTACTCGCGCCAGGGCTCGGCCTCGTGGGCGTTGGCGAAGTCCTTCAGTTTTACTTTGTCCTTCAGCCCTCTTAAAAAGGCGGCGGCGGACTCGGAGAGCGAGACAAACGGCGACACGTAGGCGCGCAGATGGAACCCGATGTGCCGCGGCCGGTGGGCCTGCAGGTAGGTGGCGAGGGCGATACCCCTGTCCCGGTCACGCCACTCGCCGGCGCGCACCGCGGCGTTGCGCTTGGCGTCGTCCCACTTGCTGCCGCAGCCGGCGCACTCGTACCAGGCGAGGCGTTTGCCCTCGATCTCGCGCGGGTCCGCCTCGCCGCCGCCCTCCCAGCAGACGCGGTAGGGACCGCCGTCCGGCTCCCGGAACACCATGCGCTGGGCGTGGCCGCAGTCCGGGCAGCGCACCCAGTAGACGAAGACCACGTCCGCCTCGGTCTCCAGCGCCTGCCAGATGGGACCGTCCTCCACCGTGGGCGTGGAGGCCTCCCAGATCTTGCGCATGTGGCTGAAGGTCCGGGTGCGCTTTTGCGCCAGCTCGCGGGGCCCCGACTCCTTCTTGCCGGCCGTGGCCGGGTACTTGTCGATCTCGTCCAGCACCACGTACGGCAGCGGCTTGTTGCCCAGGCGCGCAGGGGAGTTTGACCAGGCCAGGTAGATGCGCATGTGCTGCAGCTGGATGCGCATGCTGGCCGCGTCGTCCGAGTAGGCCGTCATGTAGCCGCGCAGGCGCTCGGAGTCGGTGATCATGGGCAGGATGCGGTCGCGCATGTTCTCCCTGCCGGTGACCTCGTCCGGGTAGACCATGAGCACGTTGCCGGGCCGGCGGTCGATGGCGTAGGCGATGCAGTTGTTGATGCAGTCCGACTTTCCCGTCTGGGGCGGGGCGCAGATGGAGATGTGCTGCACCGACTCGAAGAAGCTGGCGTCCATGATGCCGGCCAAATAAGGCGTGGTGGCGTTCTTCCACCGGCCCGGGATGGCCGCGTCCCCCGGCAGCACCCGGTGGCGCTCCACCCACTCCGAGCACGGCACCGGGCGCCGCTTGCGCATCACCCGCCGCTCGGCGGCCGAGAAGCGCACGGCGGGGCGCCGGGGTAGCTCGGCGCCGGACGGCAGCCAGGCGGGGTCTATGCGCAGGGGTTGGGGGATCATGCCGGCGCCTCGGGGGGTGTTCGATCGGTCTGATCAGCCGGATCGGACGGATCGGTCCGATGGCGCGCCACCTCCAGCGCCAGCTCCTCCAGCCGCCCCATCTCGTCGAGCAGCTCGTCCAGGCGCGCCTCGTAGAGGTTGATCAACACCCTGGCCTTGGCCGGCTCGCCGCCCACGGCGTAGACCATGTCCGCGGCGCCGGTGCGCATCCAGTGCTTGAGGCCCGCCTCCAGGGCCGCGATCTTCAGCGCCACCTCGACGCGCACGTCCTCCTTGAGCAGGTACTTGCCCTTGTCGCGGGCCAGCTCCCACTCCAGCTTCTCCACCTGCTTGCGCAGCTTCGCATTCTCAAGTTCGAGCTTCTCGGCCTGCCCCTGCTCGATTTTGCCCGAGTGCTCCGCCACCCCGACGCGCTCCAGCCCGGCGCGCAGCACGTAGCTGTCCAGGTCCGCCCGCAGCACGGTGCGGTCCGGCTGCACCCGGAGCTTGCCCGTCTTGGCGTCCTGGTAGAGCTTGCTCTTCTTTATCTTCCAGCCCTCCTCCTGGAGGGCCTGGCAGGCCGCGGTGAGATTCTTCAGCGGCGGTTCCGCCGGATAGAGGCGCGCCTCGATCTCCTCCACCAGGCGCAGCAGGGCCGCCTCCGCCGCCTCCCAGTCCCGCAGGCTGGCCGCGTCCCCCCGCTCCTGGTAGGCCTTGAGCGCCTTGAGGCTGCCGTTGTAGAGCGTCGTCACCCGGATCTTCTCGTCCGGGGTGCATTTTTCGAGGATTTTCTCGAT